AATGTACCCGTGGTCGTTGATACCGTCAGGCCGTTGTACTTGCCAGCCGTGATATCGCCAGTTGAATCAGCAATCGTGGCTGCTGAGTTCTGGATAACCTTGCCGGTCGTACCATCAAATCTTGCAATAGCGTTATCTGTGGATGACAAAGGTCCGTCTACATCGCCCGATGCAATCTCACGGAAATCACCTAAGTTAGTATCCCAAGCCACCCAAGTCTGTTTGCCCGGGGCAACGGTAATACCAGTGGTCGGGCCAGTACTTCCACGAATCGTGATGTTGTACCCACCCGTGGTGTTGTTCATCACGATGTAGGCTTTACTGCTATTCGGTACGCCGATATTCCTTGATGCTGTCCTTGCGCCAGTACAGTTAAGGATCATGTACTGGGCAGATGTGCTGCTGATATTTGTCGCAGAGCTGGTTCCCTGGGTCAGCGTAAGCGTGACATCGCCATCTGTTGTGATCGTCTGCGTACCGGCAATCGCAATGTCCAAGTACGCGGTAATCGCGTTATTGACATCGTCGCCCCACGTACCAGACTCGGTTCCTGTAACCGGCTGACCAAGCGCCAAAAGGGTGGTGTAATTGACAGTCATGTCGTTATCTCAGTCCAGTTAGCAGATTGTGAATTGTTAATCTGGGTCCATGCAGGCGTCTGCCCATTATTGATACTCTGCCAATTAGCGGTTTGCGAGTCATCGATTTGTTCCCAGAACAACGCCCCAAGGATGCTATCCGCAATTGTTGCAGTCTCCGAGACGCTCGTAAAGAGTGATCGTATACCGTTCGTATTATCTGTGATAGCGCCGGTCTCCACAACCTGACCAAATACCGATGCTGATGCTGATACGGTGTCTGCGCCTGATCCTGTTTCCAGAATAAGAACGCCGAAGTTTTGTGCGGCACTAACGGTGTCTGCCCCCGTCGCCGTCTCCAATATGGAGCCAAAGAAGATAAAGTTAGCATTGACTGTATCAGCCCCAGAACTGGTTTCAAGGACCGAAGCGAATACACCATTACTTGGCGTAATTGCGTCGGATCCAGTAGCAGCTTCAAGAATTGTGGCATCTGATACACCACCACCCCAAGCTGCCTGACCCCAGTATCCAGAACCATATCCACTCATGCCGACAGAGAGAATTGATAGGTAACTGACAATACGTCCCCAGATACAACTGACCTATCTCCTGGAGATTGGAAGTCAGCCGCCGAAAATAACGTACCCGAAGTTCCTAGGATTGTATTGTTACTTGTTAGGAAAGCACCGCCGACCGTCGCCGTAGCATCGATGTTAAACACAGCTTTGTTTGACGTATTCGTTACTACCGATGGGTTGGCATTTGTTGCCGGTGCGAACGTAGCAGTTGGGCGATTGGCGTCACTGTAGCAATCGATCTCAGTCCAACCTGAGTGAGACGACATGGTGTCACTAGCGGCTGGCGTGTTACTTGCGGCTGCTCCGTAAAGACCTACATACCAAGTAGTAATCTGCGCTGTGCTTGTTAATGCCACACCAGCCATATACTGAAGTCCAGCATTCACAACCAGATTGTCGCCTTCTGCCGTCCACTTAAGGTTGCCGTCTTTGTCTCTGCACTCAGCAAAGTATTTGCCACAAGCGCGAGCTTTTTCACCAGATCCGGTCTGCGCTAACAAACCGCCTTGAAATGTATCGACTGCTTTTGCTTGTTCCATTATGCAATCCTTAAAACAGCATTCGTTGCGTCATTAACTGGGAATGTGATCACCAAATTCTGTGCAGTCTTTGTGATATTCACACCGAAGTTTAATACTGCAACCGAGCGATTTCCATTAGTTGAGTTGTAAATCAAAGCCCCGTTAGTGGTCAGCGTCACATTAGTGAACGTGGCATCTTGGAAAGACCAGTAAGAAGTAGTTCCTTGAAAGCTTGGCGTGATGTTTGTGAGGATGATTCCGCCGGCCGTGTAATTGGCTCCACTGGATTCACCCGCTGCTGTGTACGCAGTCGTTGAGGCACCGAGATCCGCATTTGCGGTGTATAAGGCAAGCTTAAAGACATCGCCCGTCCCCGTTGTAAAGTTGTGCAGCCCTTGAGCAACCTCAACCTTGAAACTGGTGGTGAGCGTTTGAATGATCGCCATTACACCACCTTATCTCGCACCTGGCCAGAACGGTACGCATCCTGACGCTCAAGACCATCACCAAGGCGCTTGGCTAATGCTAATGCCTCTTTGTATTTCATCGTGACATTGGCCATGAGATCTTGCTCAAGCTTCAGGAATGTTGACGCCTCTACCAATGCGCCATACAAAAGCACTGAGTCAAAGTTATCACTTAACCATGTAGATGTTGAGTCATTGCCAGACGTTATGGATGCCGGGTAGTAGAAGTAGTGAAGCTCTACTGAATACCCTGAGTCTGGTGTCGGCCCTAACAAAAATGTTAATTCATTAGGTGCAGTTGGGTAGTCTGGTCCAAACAGTGCATAGCAATACGGTCGCCCTGTATTCCCAGCGCCTGTCGGGATTGGAAACGCTTCCCGAATAAAGTTCACGTCTTTATTGAGCAGGTAGTAATACGCACCATCCGTATCAATAACAGCCATGGAATATGGGGCCAGGAAGTCTGAAGGGCATTGCAAATAGCGGTTATTAGCAGTGCAAGACCCAGTGACATTCTTACGCAGGCTTGGAAACTGGATCGTATTAAAGATCCTCTGCTCCGCCTGCTGTGCAAAAGTCGCAAGATTATCCGCCGCAAACGACGTTTCAAGATAATCCTGAATCTGAGTCTTTAACTCACCGTAATTCACGCCATCGGTCCCCTGCACATAACGCCCTTGGTGGCGGCGCCAGCTCCACGCATTTTAATACCAGACGTCTTAACGCCAAGATTTGGATTCATGGCTACGCCAGCAGTGGGCTGCCAATCAGGGATCATGTTGTATGGCATTTTCTTGCCAGGCTGAGGTGATGCAACAAGCTTTTCACCTGTCATGGTGTGTGGCTCTGCATATACCGAGGCCGGACCAACTTCTTTGCCGCCCATCTTCATGGAGTACTTAGCCATCACTTGCTCCTTTGATTGGCCACCCGCGCCATGTTGCGCCCCATCTTTTTCATCATCTCTGATGTAGGGCCGCCTTTTTTCATCTTCTTGGCATCAGGATCAGGATGCGCCCCTTTGCCTTTTGCCATGTGCTTTTTGAGTGCTTCCATCGTCTTCATGATTTCTCCTACGATGCCGTGACTGAATTAAGTAACGCCTGCCCAATCAAATGATTAGGGGTCATGCCTGTGTCGTATGCTCTTGCACCACCCACCGGGTTGAAGCCCCATTCAATTACTCGGCTTCCTTCAAGCGGAACACCCGTATATAAAGGGTCTGTTCCTACGGTGTAGTTAGTCTGCATCCCATTTAAGCCTGACTGGTAATACGAGTTGGAATCGGGACGTGGATTCCTAACGGCCTGCGGATCGTTAACGGGCCACATTCCTAACTGTAGTTGAGGTTGATCTTCCTCCCAACATTCAGGACATACCAAGATATTAACATTCTTGGTTTTAATTGTAAGCACCTTCAACTGCTTCAATTTGTAGCGGAAGTTGCATCTGTCACACTGCGCTATTGCATACTTGCCGCTTGCAAATTTATTGGGCATGGCTCTCTATCCTGTTACCTTTGCGTAGGTTATCCCTCCACGGCACTACGCGCAAGTTATTAGGAACATGCAAGCCTGAAACCATTTTTCCTTGTAATGGGTAAATGTGGTCTACGTGCCATTTAAAATCAAACATTTTTGATCTCAAGGTTGCCAATTCGTAGGCTTGTTCTATAAGCCAGAGATCATCTTCGCTCAACCAAGAAGGCGTTCTTAGCAACATCGCCGCTTTGCGTTTTGCTACCGCAGCGTTAATTTTAGGCATATTGTTTTTTTGATATACACGCTTACCAGCCAAGACCTTTTCTCTGTTTTCCGCCCTGTAATTTGCCGCGTGTATGCGATCTTTTTCCCGAATTTCTTCAATGTTTTTTGCTCTATGCCTTAGAGCTTTTTCGCGTATTTTCTCTGGGTGTTTTTCCGCGTAGCGTTTGTTGGCCTCAGCTACCCTTTCTGGGTTTTGTTTTTTCCATTTTTTAACGCGTTCGTAAGCAGGGTTCTTTTTTGCGTACTCACGCAAGTACGCCCTCCTCGCCTCTGGGTCTTTGTGTGGCATCAGTAACCGCCAAATCCCAAGAATGACTGCCTTGGCACAAACCTGATCGGCGCCTTCTCACGATCTTCGCCTGCTGCCAAATCCCATGACTCATCATACTGAGCCTTAAGCATGGCCATCCTCTCCAAGCCGCCCTCTACTTTCATGGACAGCTTATATGCCAATCCAGATATAAGCGCCTCTTGGAATCGATACGGAATGTCCTCCACGTTCACACCATTCCCTGCGTCTTGCATCCTACGCATCCGCCAGTAAACCAGTGTGTAATAAGGCGTAGAGATGGAGCCCTGCTCCGGGGCCGGCCATACCGTGACGTTAGGAAACTTGGTATTGCTTACCGTTGCGCCTGACAAATGAGCGGCAGCCGTTGTGTTGTTCTGCCCGCGGACAACATTGTCTAGCGTTGCATAAGCTGAAGCACCCGTTGCCACATTCTCGGCTTGGGTTGAAGTACCGTAGTAATAAACCGTCTCCGATCCAATGTTTGCATATCCTGCATATGGTATCCCTGCGAGGCTAGACATCGGTATTGTCGTAGCAGAGGATGAGATGTTTGCTGCCAGAGTACCCGTGAAAACATATGTCTGTCCGCCTTGCCGATCTATGTAGATCTGTATGGGCCGCCCTGTGGCAAGCTTGTTTGGTATCGTTGAATACGTGCTCACCGAGATCCGGCTGATATTGATGTCCGTCTGGTTCTGACCTTCACCGGTCCGAATGATGGTTTCTACCAGGTCAACCGTATTAATTGGCAATGGGTAGGTAATCTGGTTGGCATAGAGCTGTATAGCACCCTGCTCCATGGTCCATAGATTTACCCCGCGGTTTGCCCACTCCGTAAGTAACAAATTAAGTGATCTACGAGCCGTCCTTAAATCGTAGCCAGAACGTAGTTCTCGGCCGCATCTTTCATACGCTTCTTCGACAAGCTCATTAAGATTGGGGTCGAATGATGTCGTGCCGGATGTGTAAGCCATTACTTGCTCCTTGCAGCACGCATATTATCCACGAGATTTGGATAGGGTCTACCAGCAGCTTTAGCCATAGCCTTTGCTTTGGCTTTTTTTGCGGCATCCATGGGCCTCGATTTACCAAGTTTTTTTGGTCTCGGCTTGTCCCATACCTCCCCACCCTCTGCGTACTGCGTAAAGTCAGTATCATCCCGACGGCGTTTGACCTTGGCCTTGGGCATTTTGCTGGGATTGATCGCTCCCATCCCCCTGCTTGGCATCAATTTGCACCTCCCCAGCGTACATTAGTTACGATTCGACTGATATGTGACTGCTGAACACCAAAGTTTTTTGCTAATTTTGACTGGCTAAACTGTGCAGAAAAATACAAACCTCTAATTAAATTTACATCCGACTGTTTTAATTTTGCCATCGGGTTGTTCTCGCCAGGGTGGGGCTTACCCTTTGCTCTTCCTTTGGCAGCTTTGTCTTTCATGTTGTCTGTATGAGTTCCTACAAACAAATGGTGTGGATTACAACACTTCCTGTTATCGCATTTGTGCAAAACTTGCAAAACATCATCAATAGATTGAATTAAATTATGAATTAACGCAGAAACCCTATGAGATGGTTTTGATCTTTTGTTGCCTACATTCATCCATCCGTAG